GGTATAAATCAAGGCAGTTTTTCAGGATTACACAGCCAATTAAACTCGCCAGCAACTTCTTCATCTTTTACATTAGGCGTTGATTCAACAGGTTTTGGTGATTTAGATGGGCAAATCGACCACGCAATGGTTTATAATCGTGTTCTCACTTCTGAAATCGCCTTACTCTACCGAGAGCCGTTTTGTATGTTTGAAGAAGATAATATTGCATTGATGGCAGTAGAGGCTCCACCAGCAGGGGGAGGACAAGTCATAATAATACAGTCGATGATTCCAATTTTTCTTATTTTTACTTTAATCTGTTTCGTAAAGGGTAGAAAGTATGTTGGCTGCGGGCAGATAGGTCATATTCATAAATTGAGAATAAAATGAGTAATGAAATAATACAAGGATATCGTGCGGGTTATAATCTTTATGCCGTAGTGAGAAAACGGGATGGCACGGTCTGGTATCCGACCGGAGAGGCATTTGAGGCCTGGGGGACTGGCGGTAGGGATGCGGACGATTATGACATAGCTCTTACTTATAAAGCCGTAGCACAATATATCGGCGATATGGATACGAACATTTCGGCTGGCCGATATATTGTGCAAGTATTCCGACGGGCCGGGGCGAATCCGGCAGATACCGATATTGTGGTGGGGCTTACTGAGCTGGTCTGGAGCGGCTGGGAATCGGAGGTCAGCGGAGAAGTCGGGGCGGCGATAACAGTAGCTCAGGCCAAGACGCATCTGCGGATTACTCATAGCGATGAAGATACTTACATCGAGGCTTTAACTCTGGTAACGACCGAATGGTGCGAGGAGTTCCAGAGAAGGGTATATGTCCAGCGGCAGGTCGTTGATAAATTCGATGTATTTCCGACAGTCATACGCCCCAGGCGTTCACCACTTATTAGCGTTGATACACTTAAATATGTAGATACGAATGGAGATACCCAGACTTGGGCAGATACGGAATATGATGTCGGCATTTATAAAGAACCAGGTCGAATAACTCCATCTTATAATAAAAGCTGGCCGGATATTAGGTCAGAAATCAATGCGATTACATTGACTTATCAGGCCGGTTATGCCAATCGGGCCAGCATACCGACCGAAATAAAGCACGCGGTAAAACTGATGGTCGGGCACCTCTACGAAAACCGCGAGGCCGTGGGGCCGGTTACCATGAAGGAAATTCCATTGGCAGCCAGGCAATTACTATCAATGAAAAGATTATTTTGATGCAGATAGGTAAATTGAGACATTATGTTGACCTGCAGAGCAGCTCGGATGTGCCGAATGATGTCGGCGAGATTGAAAAAGACTGGTCAACATTCGCCAGTGTCTGGGCCTCGATAGAACCGTTGAGCGGACGGGAACTTTTACAATATCAACAATTGAACGCCGAGCTCAGCCATAGGATTGTAATTCGATACAACTCATCAATCAATAACAAATGCCGGGTTGTTTTTGATTCGCGAATATTTGATATCAATGTGGTCAAGAACCTTGAGGAAAGAAATGTCCATCAGGAACTTTTGTGCAAGGAGGCCCTATGATATCAATACAGTTAAAAGGCGGCAAGGAATTAGAGAGAAAGTTACAGGCCTTGGAAACCAAAGTAGCTAAAAAGGTTGTGCGCAAAGCGGTCCGAGTTGCACAGAAGCCAGTACTTTCAGCAATCAAAGCCAATGCCCGCAGCATGGTTGGCGGACACATGGGCGGTCAAATAGCTTCCAATATGGTTGTGCGGGCACAGAAAAAACAGAGACGCGGCTCCTATGCGATGAATGTCAGGCTCAAAAGTGAGAGCGAAGGAGCTCCGGCGGAGTTCGTTCATATTACAAAAGAAGGTAAACGGCATTTTGTACCGGCCGCTATCGAGTTTGGGCATGGCCCGGGCAAGGAACAAGTGGCGATACCCTTTGGACGCAGCGCCGCCGATTCGACCAGGGCGGAAATCCTGCGAATATTGGCAATGGAATTAAAAAAGGGAATTGAGCAGATTGCGAAAACAGGATGAATATCGAGAAAGCTATAGTTTCGATTTTGAGTAATGCCTCTGCGGTGACGGACATAGTCGGTACACATATTTTTCCGATATTCATACCCCAGCCAGCCAAGGACAATCTGCCGGCGGTAACATATCAGCAGATAAGCGGTCCCCGAAACCATGTAATGTCCGGCCCGACCGGACTGGTCAGTGCCAGGTTCCAGATAAACTGCTGGTCGAAAACCTACAAAGGATTGCGAGAGTTCGCCAATGCGGTAAGAACAACTCTTGACGGTTATACCGGCACAATATTCGGAATGTGGATTCAATCGGTCACACTTTTGGACGAAGGCGATGTGCCTTCGATAAAAGCTGAGAATGAACAATTGAGCAGTTTTGGTAAGAGATTGGATTTCGAGTTCGATTTCAATGAGTAAATAATCGTTTCAGACAATTAGGGCGGCTTTAAGCCGCCTTTTTTAATGCGCAACTTTTTTTAAGGAGTAATAATATGGCAAAAATCATAGGACATGGAACAACCATAAGCGGTTCTACCGCAGGAACTATCGGTGATTTAGTTGATATTTCCCGCGGGTTCGGGGCATCGTGCGATGTCGATGATGGGACAACGTTTGAATCGACAAACCTCTGGAAAGAAAAAATATTTGGTCTCAAGGACCCGGGACAATTGACTTTTACCGTGGAATATGACGGTGCCTCTGGAGGTGAGGCTGACGTAATCCACACTAATTTAGGTGTTAGTCAAGACTGGACCGTGACTCCCAAAGGTGACAGCTATGGAGTATGGGTTTGTGAAGGTGCAATCATTGATTACAGCACACCGATACCACTCGGTACGAGAGTGACCCAGGATGTGACCATCGAATTCAGCGGCGAGCCATCATTCACACCTGCGTAAAGAATCAAAATTCATCTGACATTTTATTGATTTCGTAAGGAGATATTATGGGCTTTTTGACCAGAGAACAAATCTTAGAAGCCGATGACCTTAAAACCGAAATAGTCCCGGTTCCCGAATGGAAAACTGGCGAAAATGATTCTGTTATTGTCCGGACAATGATGGGAACCGACAGGGATGCCTTTGACCAGGAACTTCTAACTGAGGAAGGCAAATCAAATCTGGAAAATTTCAGGGCGAAACTTTGCGCATATACTATTGTCGATGAGGAAGGCGAAAGATTATTTTCACAAGAAGATATTATCAAGCTTGGAAAGAAATCATCATTGGCACTTAACCGCGTTTTCATTGTTGCTCAAAAGCTCAATGGTCTGGCCCCAGGCGATGTTGAGGAAATGGCAAAAAACTCAGAGACAACCCCAGAGAACAGTTCTGGTTCATCTTAGCACTTGCCTGGGGTTGTACGGTACGAGAAGCCAAACAGAGAGTCGATAGTTATGAGTTCAGCCAGTGGCAGGCATTTTATTCGATATTTCCTTTTGGCGAATATCGGGCGGACTTAAGACAGGCAATGACATCACAGATACTGGCGAATGTTCACAGGGGTAAGAATCAAAAACCCTTTAAGATTGATGATTTTGTAATAGGCGCAAAAAAGCGAAAACGAATGAGCAGTAAAAATATAATGTCATTTTTGAAAGGCTTGTGCAAACGTGGCGATAATAAGTAACTTAATTGCGAGATTGCGGGCGGACACGGCTTCTTTCGACCGGAAAATGAATAAGAGTCGGCGGCATACGAACTCCTTTACCAAAGGCGTTAAAATGATGGGCCGGCAGATGCTGTTAATCGCAGGGGTAGGTGGTGGTATTTATGCAATCCAGCGAGGATTAAAATCGATAATTAAAGCGGCTTCTGACGCGGAAGAAACACAGGCCAAATTCAATACTGTCTTTAAGGAATTATCAGAACAGGCCAATAAATGGGCGAAGTCTTTTGGTAAATCCGTAGGCCGTTCAGAGCAATCGGTAAAAAGCTGGATGGCAAGGTTGCAGGATACATTTGTGCCTCTGGGTATAGCCAGAGATCGTGCAATGGAGCTTTCAAAATCACTTGTAAGCCTTGCAGTGGATGTGGCGAGCTTTAATAACGCGGCGGATGCGGATGTCATAAGGGACTTTACATCTGCCCTTGTCGGCAACCATGAGACTGTTCGCAAATATGGCATTATTATAGGTGAGACGGCGATAAAACAGGAGGCGATGCGAAAGGGTCTTAATAAAACTTACAAGGAGCTGACTGACTTGGAAAAGGTCCAGCTTCGGTATTCTCTAATTCAAAGGGGTTCCACGGATGCACAGGGCGATGCGCTTCGAACGGCTAATTCTTTTGCCAACCAGGTTAAAAGGCTTAAGGCCAACTTCTCAGACCTGTCAAAGGAAATAGGTGTGCCGTTTATGGAAGCAATGAATAAGCTGATTACTTCGGTAAATAAAAACAGCGAAGCATGGGGAAAATTCTTCAAAACACAAGCTGAAGGCTGGGCAGAGATTCTATCAGGATTTGAATCTGTTAGAGATATAATGAGGATGCTTGATGAAAAGGCTAAGAAATCGGGCAAAAGAAGATTTGGAGTAATGACAGGAAGAGACCCTGGCGGGGTTTTTACGCAACCACGAATAAGACCTTTACCTGTTGGCACTTTGGAGATTTCTCCAAAGAGGGCACAAGTTCTCGCTGAGATGAGGGCGAGGGCAAGAGCGTTAAAGGAGCAGACAGAGCTTGCAATTGGACCGAGCAAAAAACAAATAGAAATTATGGAGGAGGCAATCGAAGTCGAGAAGGGATTGCAAGAATTGCGAGCAATAGGCAGGAAACGACTGCTCGACGATTTAATTGAGGAGGGCAATAAACGAAAGGAAATAGTTACAAGCACAATGAGAATACAGGAAGATATAGCAGCAGGCATGGCAAGAGAATTTTCTAATACTATTGATACCATGATATTTGAGGGCAAGAGATTTGCTGAGGCCATGACAGACATGCTGCGTAGTATTTTGCGTATGATAATTCAGATAATGACATACGAAATGATAGCCAAACCTATTGCTTTTGGAATAATGGGCAAAAAAGTACCGGAAGCCCAAACAGGTGGATATGTCGAACGGGGAGGTCTGGCCAGGATACACAGGGGCGAAACCATAATACCTGCAACTGCGGCGAATGTCCCTACTATAATTATTAACAATAATACAGGTGTAAATCTGATGCAAGATGAGCCGCCGAGATTTGATGGTGAGAATTGGGTAGTCAATATTGTTACTAAGGCGATTGATACCAATATTTCATTTCGCAGGAAAATGGGGATAACAAGATAATGCCCAAGAGATTTCCAACCGCAGGATTGAGCCGTAAGCCGACGCCCGGGACTTGGCAGGAAGAAACCGCCTACGACCCGACCATTCGTACCAAGATGGATTCCGGCGATATGATTACCCGGTCCCGCTATACGGCAATGCTTAAACGATTCACATTCAGCTATCGCTATATGACCGCGGCGGACCGGGTCCTGATAGTTGATTATGAGGAGCATGTTAAAGTCGGTGCGGACAAATTTGAGTTCCGGCATCCCATAAGGGTCGAGGATTGGGAGGTCCGGCTGTTGTCTCCCATTCGCATAAGCGTAGAGCCGCGAGACCCTACAAAATACAAATTTGATATTGAATTATTCGGAAAGCAGGTAGATATAATGAGAACTGAGATTTACTGGGTGGAAGATTTGGGGGCCGGGGTGGATATATCGAATCGACCAATATTTGTCAATCCCGAAGCGGTGACAATAAATTCTATCGGAATTCTCACTCAAGGTTCCCCGGCTGGTGTTGACGATTCCAACACTGTGGTAATAGCCTTAAAGGACGATGCAAGCAATAGTATCGTATCGAAAACTTACGATGCCGACCCACAGCCGCCATCAAGTGATTATGAGGATTTAGGCAGCCTATCGGCCCATGCCAGTCTGGCCGCCGGCGAGCATCTATTGCTGGATGTAATACAAGGAGCAACAGCCAACTTGCCCGTCTTCGGTATTGTAATTGAATGGTACTATACCTCATGAGCAGAAACCTGTCCGCCAATATGGTCGCCGAGAAGAACAAAGTCAGCACCTCGAGCGCCTGGCTGGTCTTTATCAGTATAACATTCACTGATAGCTCAATTGTGCGCATTGTTAAAAATACTGAGGACATGAACTATGATGGCAACAAGCATTTCGGCGCCAATTTTGAAATCAATGTAATCGGCTCGAATCTCGAAGGGAACCTACCAAGCCCTGTATTGAAGGTCTGTAATGTCGGACGATTGCTTACGGACAAAATAAGGGATAGAGTTTGTGAGGATGCCGCGGTCAAGATTACTTATGTCAATAGTAAGCTCCTTAATGAGGATTATGCGGCGGCGGATATGGAGTACCATTATAACATCCGCAAAGTCGAGGCCGATTCCCAATGGGCATATTTCACATTAGGCCTGGCCAGTCCTCTGAACCGGATATTTCCGCCATATCGTTATACAGGTAATTATTGCGATTATGTATTTAAGGAAGTCGAGTGCGGTTATTCAGGGGCGGAGACGAGCTGTACCGGGACCTTTGAGGATTGTGTAGATAATAAAAATAATGGCGCCCGCTTCGGCGGCTGTCTCGGCATTATGCCAGGGAGCTTGCAAATTGCCTGAATTGAATGATTTACTATTAAGAAAGTTCGATGAGGAAAAATTCAACTGCTGGCATTTGTGCCAGTCGGTGGCAGAGAGGATGGGACAAAAGCTGATAGGATTCAATGAGTGGGTGGAAAACCTGGCACAAAGAGACTTGATTATTCGCAGCTTTGAGAAAGATTTTGAGAGACTGGAAGAACCGGAACCGGGGGCGATTGTAGTCTTTTCCAGAAATCATAAAACAGTAACACACATGGGAATAGTGCTCGAAGATAATAAGAGCTTTATACATATCAGTAGAAAAATTCAGACGCCAAAAATTGAAAGATTAGATAAACCCACATACGTCCGGGTCCTTTATGGATTTTATCGTTATGCCGAATCTGCTGAAAATTAACAACCCATTCGATAAGTCGCAGCATGAGATTATCCCGATACAAGCGGGGATTACTCTAAGCGAATTGCGAAAATTACCGAATGTCTGCGATGATAATCTGCCGTTAGAGCAAAGAGTCACAATAGCCATCGACAGCAAAGTAATCCCGCCCGAACAATGGGATACCAGAATAGTGCATTTCGAGGAATATATTCTGATAATGCCCAGAGTTGCGGATGATGATTTCGTTCAGATCGCAGCCTTTGTAACTCTTGCTGTTTTCGCTGGTCCATTAGCAACAACTATAGGGGGAGGAGCGATAGGTGGAATAGGTTTTAGTGCAGCAGCAATGGGATGGGGAGTTTCTGCCCTTACTATTGGGATTATAATTGGCGGCGGCATGTTGATAAATATTCTTGGCCCGCAGCCGGAACTTCCATCTCCGGAATTTGATAAAAAATCTCAATCCTTCGGTTGGGACCCACAGACCGTCCAGAGACAGGGGGTTCCGCTTCAACGAATATATGGTTATGTAAAGTCTTATGGCAATGTAATTGCCGCACATACCGAGCCTGAAGATATAACTATAGATTGGACGACATTTGCTAATGCACCAAAATTCTTTATGCGAATCATAAGTAAGGCGCCAAGACATCTTTTTGATATGTGGGACCCGCAAAAAGTTTATTTATATGCCTTAATCTGTCTTGGTGATGGTCCGATTCGAGAGCCTATTGTCCCAGGAACAATGAAACTTAACAATCAGCCGGTGGAGATATTCGACCATATATATTCTCACAAAAGATACGGCCTTGCGAACCAAAAAGCAATTCCATATTTCAAAAAGACAAAGAGAGAATCAGCACCAATGTTAAAGGTTAAATATGGAAATAGTGTAATTTATGAAACGATTAACAAGGATTTTGATGATATCGAGGTTGACCTTTCTTTCCCCCAGGGCTTGTATTTTTGTACCGATGGAGTTTTATCAAATAACACTGTTAATATCACTGTCGAGATAAAAAAAGTTGAGGCATCAAGCTGGAATGAGCTGGTCACGGAAGATATAACGGATGGTATCGGCGACAAAGTAATACGAAGTTACACAACCAACGGCATATTGAATATTGTAAGAGGCTCACGATACCAAGTCAGGGTAACGAAAAATACCGCGGAAAGAGACAACATATTATATGGTGATGATTTATACTTGGACCGGGTGCGGGAGGTCATAGATGTAGAATTTACTTATCCATTTAAGTCTTTAGTTGGTATAAAAGCCCTC